GGAACCTCAAACTTAAAGTGATCTCTAAGTTCATATTCAATATGAGGTTCAGTATTAATCTTTAAAAATACTTCGTTGGATTTAGATATAACAAGATTTGCACTAGTGTCAATCACGTAGATCCATTCATCTACGAATATTTATTACATATTACTAAACCTATGTTCAAGCATGATTCTGTAGAAATGATCTCTCATGGCAAGTAGATCTTCTTGCTCTTGCGGTGGTCCACCAGACCATTTTTCACATGCTTGAGAAAGACCTGTGTAGATAATACGAACTGCTTCTATTGGTAGTTCTAATTGATAGTAATCTTCGTCTTCCATTATCCTAATCCAGCATTGAATCTCATAAACTCTATGGCATTCTTGATTTGATAAGTTCGATTAGTAATCTGCTTCAAAATACTTTCGATGTATACTAACATCGTATCATAGTAGTCTATCTTTAAACACACTGTAGACAATTTTTCGTCAGCGTCAAGGTACTTCTGCATCGTATCCTTGTCACGAATTTTTTTAGGGAACGGGTTCTCTATGTATACATCAGGGTCTGCTTTACCACTGAAGTATTCATAACGTTCGTGTCTGATATTCTTTCTCTGTTGCTCTGCTTTCTTTCTCAATAGAAAGATAGTATTGTACATTTCAAAATACTTCGCATGGAGTGTGGGAACATTAGTAGACTCTGTGTGAAGATTATCCATATCAATCTTAGAGTCTTTTTCCCACATCTCTTGAAGTTTATCAAGATCGATCATATAGGATTGCCACGCATATCAGATAGTGTGTACACAGTATACTTGAAACTTACTTCTGCTGTAAAGTATTCAATATCTGTATCAGTTGCATCGAAAGTAATAGTTGATAAGGAATATGGAAATACATCATTAAAAAACACTTGAAATTTAGGAACAAGATTATTACTCAATATTTGTAGTGTAGCATCAGAATAGATATTTTCACCTCTCTGTGCAAAATTACCAGTAATTTTTCCTGCTTTATCTAAATCACTCAGTTGACTTAGTTTTTCTGGATATCCAAGACCTCTAATCCAGTTTTGAATCTCCATGTAATTAAAAAGATCCTCATCGACCAAGAATCTTAAAGTAAGATCTCCAAATTGAATCTTATCTCCAGGAACATCAATGTCCTTTAGATAACTGGTTTGTTGTGCGATACCAAGATCTAAAGAAGGAATGTTTGCCTGATTACAGAAAAATGCCGCGGCAGGACTCCTCTTTAGAGCAAACTTAAAACCAGTTGGTGCTAAGAAATTTCTATTCGCAATCGGAGTCCCTGGTCTCTCCGCGGGATCTTTTCTCTTGGGCATGATTATTCAGAAACTACAGTGGCATTAGCAAAATGCTTTGGAGTGTAAGTTACACCATTCTTGGTGACGGTGGTTGCTTTGTCTGCATTAGCATCAGACTCGTTAGTATACACCTTCCTATCAGCATAGGTCTCAGTCCATCTGTTGTCACCAGTGTAGTACACATCACCAGTAGTTGGGTTTAAGATACTTGGTGTTTTAATGTGAAAAGGCATGTTACTTAGTTCTCTACATTCTTATTTAGATACAAAAAAAGAGGGTCCGAAGACCCTCTCGTATAACCTTGTGAAAATGGATCACATGAGGTTCTTGACAGTAACGCGACGGTAGTAGCGGTTGCTGTTGCTCGTAAGAGCGCCAGAACCTTGGTTGGTGCCTTCTGCGAATGGGTTTGCAGTGATACCGTAGCGAGTCTTGAAGCCAATTTTTGGCTGGAAGGTGTTCTCGCCAACGGCACGAACCATCTGGAGAGGTACGTATGGGCAGTAGAACAGACCTGCGTCGTAAGGTGAAGAACCTTTGTAACCAACAACGTAGTACTGGTTAGCAGCGACGTTTGCAGAATAAGGATCGATGTAGACACGATACTTACCTTGGAGAACACCAGCGAAGGTGTTACCGGTGTCATCAACGTTCAGGTTAGCGTTGAGTGCAGGGGTGTAGTCGAGACCACCAGCCATGGTCAGTGCAGAAGCAACGTCTGCAGAGCACATGATGATGTTGCCCTTTCCGCGACGAGTTCTTTGTGCGATTGCGTTCGCATCTCTCTCGATTTGGAACAGGAGACCCTTGAACTTCTCAACAGACCAACGTCCGTTGGAGTCGATGTCGAGGTCGAACTCACCAGCAGTTGCTGTGTTAGCAGCAGCACCTGGTTCAGCAATCTTATAGATGGTTCTGATGACTTCGCGGTTGATCTCAGCAAGAATCTCAGTGGAGAGAATGTTTGCGAGTTCCGCTTCAGCGTTCAGACCGTGGATTGCCTTGAGGTCTTGTGCCAGTTCCAAGGAGTACTCAGCTTTGAGTGCTCTGGACTTAGCGGTTACAGTGACTTTCTCGATCGAGAATGCCATCTGGTTGAAGTTGTCACCGGAGGTGCCGAGATCCTCAGCATCATCGGTTCTCATGCCCTGACCGACGTTGTATGCAGTCTTATCTGCAGTACCCGTTGGGTTAAGGACTGAAGGGTTAGTACCGGATTGTACGGTAGTACCCAAACCAGCAGCAGCGCCGGACATTCCGTTGGTCAGGTCGAATCCTTCGTTCTGACCGGAGAATGCGGTATCGGGCTCATCGAAGAATGCTTCGGTGCCAGACTGGTTGGTGTAGCGGGAACGCATCGCGAAGATGAGTCCAGTAGGTCCGCTCATAGGCTGAACGCCAGCCAGGTCATATGCGACCAGGTTAGGCATGGAGCGTCTGATCAAGGAGATCAGAACAGGGTCGAAACCTGCGACAGGACCGGTTGCGGTTGCGGAGCCGGTGAAACCACCGTTACCAACTTGGTTGGTTGGTTGCTCAGTCAGCATTCCACCTTGCTCGAAGGAGGATTGCTCACGGAGGAATTTTTCTTGGTTTTCTAACAGGACAGCGGTTACTGCTCTCTTATGCGAATCTTTGATTTGATCAAGACCCTCATGATTGAGGAGAGGTGCCCACTTTTCCTGCAGATGCTCTGATTGGAACATTTGCTTTTAAAAGGGTAAGGTTACGTTTGATTTAATGTTAAATTCAGTTGTTCTTGCTAAAAGAACCGAGAGTTCTCAGGTATGCAGCCATGGAATCAGAGTAGGACTCGGATCCAGAGTGATCTACACCCTCAGAGAGGGTTTCGGTCTTAGCAGCGGAAGACTCTTTCTTGGAGGTAAAATACGACTCCTTGAGTGTTTCCAACTTTTCACGATATTGATCTTCACTTTCAAACTCTACACTTTCGGAAAGTGAGGCGAGCTTCTCTTTCTGAGTCTGCGCGAGACCTTCAGAGACTTGATCCAGGATTCCATCAGCAACCGACTCAGAAAGACGGGAGTTGAGGGAGATGTTCTTCTCAATTTGCTCGTTGAGTTTTGTCTCCATATCATCTAATTTTTCTACCATGCTCTCAAGCACATCATACTTATCTTCAGGAATAGTTACATAATGTTCTTCAAAAAGACCCTTCATTCCAGAAAGGAATGATTCGGTCATCTCAGTCTTAAGACCAGCTTCGACTGCGAGTGCGTTCTCTTCAAACCACTCGTCAGCAACATACTCAAGATAAGAATCAACACGTTCTGCGAGTGACTCTTTTGCTGCTTCGATTTCCTCAGCAAGCTTCTCTTGGTATTGTGCTGCCAGTTCTTCTTTGATTTCTGCAACCTTAGAATTGATTGCTGCTTCAAAGATGGTCTTTGCTTTTTCTTTGAACTCTTCAGAGAGTTCTTCACCACCGAGGAGAGCATTCACATCCTCTTCGATGTCATATGGTGCAGTTTCTTCTACGGATTCTTCCTCAGCAACAACATCTTCAGTGGAAACTTCTTCCTCTTCGATGGTTTCTTCGGTGGAGAGTTCTTCTTCTTCTTTCTTCATGGTAGGCATGGAGTCTGCTTTTCCTGCACCTTTATTGACTACGTTCTTAACTTGCTTAAGAGTGCTACCTGGTGTGTTCAGTTTTGCTGAATCATCATCAGGTTTGTAGTTTTCTGGAGTAGGACCGCCGAGATCCTCTACACCTGCCAACTGGGTTCCTGGATCTGCCATTTTAGGCATAGGATCAGCAGG